AATTAATGGATAAGTAACCCCACTAAGAACAAGCCATGCGCTATCTAAATTAGCCAATCGCCCTTGTTTTATGTAAGCAACTGTTGGATCGGATATATCATGAGTAAAAGTTACATTACTAGGACCAGTAGCTGTCGCATTTGCAGACATAGTAATTAAATTGCCAATGATTGAAATTATGGACGTAAATGCCGGAATTCCTCCTCCACTTACCAAATCACCAACAAAGTACAAAGTTCCATTAGCAACTGTAAAAGTAGGAGATAAAGCGCTTAATGTCACTATCTCTGAAGATGTGGAAGTAGTTGAAAAAGTAGGTGAAGTAAACCATATTTCCTGTATTGGAAGATTAATGTCCACACTAACGGTTTGTGCAATAGTTAACATAAGTCCTGAGCTTGCATAACTATTCAATATTTGATTCAAAACGCGTATTGCCAGCTTTTCATCATCCCCGTGAAGCGGAATCGTAGGATTAGAAGCTGTAATCAATCGGTACATTTGAAATACAAATTCTCGAACTGTTAATGACATTATTCACTCACAAGTGGTAAGAAATCATCGTTTACATTGACTTTTACTTCTTCCTTTACAGATTCTTTTTTGACTCTTGGTGCTCTTACTTTCGCAACTGGAACTCGTGAGGTTGCATCTTCTTTTGTTGCAAACCACAAGCCACTTTCCATTTGTTGCTCGTATTCATCCCATGATTCCACAAGCTTTTGTGAGCCATCAATGGCATAAATAAATGTTCTAAAATTCTCTTTTGATACCAATTTACCTAAGTAAACTGCTGGAACACCTTTCATAAATCTTTCCCTAAAAAGGCGCCATCCCAAGTTACTTTCATATAGACAGTTGTTTGGGATGGCTGAACGTTAAGAGCAGATACGTACTGCAAACTCGGGGTTGATTGCAACACCACAAATCACGTCAATACGGTCTAATTGTTCGTAATTTCTGATATCCGCACCCAAAGAGTAAGTCATCGCTAACTTATACAAGTCACTGTATCGAGTAACCGCTTCAACACCACCACGCAATTCTTTGATAGGAGGTGCAGCAAATACAACTGCTTGAGTGTGGTACGCTAATGACACATTATGTGATGCACGAAGCAGCATTTGTGCGCCATTTGGAATAGCAGCAGAAATGTTTTGTCTTGGCCCATCTATCACAATGGTAGGGTTCACAGGAATGTCAGCAGTATTACCGCCTGCTGAAATTACTTGTGCAGTAACTACGAATTGGGCGCGTTGCTCCAGAGCGTCATAAGTTAATGGATTAACCATGAATACGCCGGCAGCATCCGCAACCTCTATAATGTCACCTTCGTTGAACACAACAGTCCCAGGAGCTTGGCCTAAACCAGTTACAGAAATTGTATTTCCACCTGTAATTGGTCCGTTAGTTACAGTACCAGCTAACAAGAATCCAGCAGGAGGTGAACCGCCTAATTGACCAGCACCAGCTATTTGACGGGATAAAAAGTTGGTTTTAAAGAAATCGAAACCAGACAAATGGCCTACGAATCCATCAATCAACGCGCCAGTATTTACGGTATCATTGAATACATTGAATAAGTCATTTGATAAGTTAGCGGCAATTCTTGGTCCTACACCGGCATAACGTTTGCCGTCTTCTGGTATTGCTAATTCAGTCATATAGGCATCAGCACTCAAAATAGTGTTGAAATCTACAGGTACTCCAGGAGTACCAACTGCTTGATATGTTTGGGTTTGAAATTCATTGGCAATAAACTTCTCGACCAAGTTCGCAAGACGTTTTGCTCTTGGCGCATTCGCCATTTCTAAATAGGGTTCGTCACGTGCACGATCGAAAGTCAGTTCAAAGCCTGTGTATTCGATCATTGTTCTAAATTGTTTGGTAATTGATAAAGGTCTTATGATTTGAACTCGTGCTTCAGCTGTTGCGGATGCACCTTCACCAGCTAGATAGCGTTCTTCTAGTCTGTAGTCAATTGTTTGACCGGTTGCGAATTTTAAGTTTTTGAAGTCTGCTTCAAGATTTCTATTTGCAGTTCTTGCAAAAGATAGCGAGTTCCAAAATCGTACAAAGACATCATCTAGTACATACTGGGTTTCCCTGAACACATTTGCCATTTTTAGTACTCCTTGTACAAAAAACAATGATTAAAATTAGTTAAAATTCCACTCTTTGTCTTTGCGGAGAGACTATTACGCGCTTGTGTTTTTGTGCTGGGGACGGCTTCCTGCATTTACTCGTCACTGTCAGAGTAGTTAATCTTTAATAATTTGTCAAACATGTATATAATACGAGCGCCTAGATCGCGCGGATCGAAAAGGCGGCTTCATCACCGCTCTGGCACTTGTATCAATTGATGATTACTACGCAATCCGCAATTGATTATCTAAAACAACATCAACATGACTTATCCCAATTGGGATAAGTCATGACCAAAGTGGGATAAATATCTAGTTACTTATTATTCTTTGAAACAGTTCTAAAGCGAATGGATGAAGTTTGTCAATTTTTTCTTTTAATTCAAAAGCTAGATTTATTGCTGTTATTACATCATCTTTTGCATTTCTTTGACATCGCACAAAATATGGATCATCGTCCATTGGCCCGATAGATTTAAATCCTTGTATATCCATTAAAAATAAACTCATTTGCCTATCTCCTATTGGTCACACGTCCTTTAACACGCGCTAATTTCTTTGCATCAGATTTAGCTATTAAATCTTCAATAGTTGTCTCTTTCTTTTTATTAGTAACAGGCGTGCTCGTATCTTCATGTGTTCTTGCCAATGGCCTGGGCGCTTTTGTTGTAACCTTGTTACGCCGCATGCGCTCCTCAAGTTTTCCAATCTCAGTCATTTGAGCATATGGGTCACGTAATTTAGAGATTCGCTCTAATTCTTTTGGTTGACGCTTAGCAGCTGCATAAAGAAATGCCGCAGGGTCCGCCATAGCTCTAGTAGCAAGGGTCATTGGATTTGTAATTTCAAAGGGCAATTCGCTGATGGTTTCTGTGAAATCATTGAACTTCCCCATTCCTTCACGAAACTTAGATTCAAATTCAGCTTGAACTTGTTGTTCTTGATATCTGCTTTTAGATTCTTCTTGTTCACGGGTCATCGAGTTAACAGTTTGCTTTACAAAACTTGCAAGCTGTTGCTGCCAATCACCTGATGCATCTGGGTCGTATTCAAAGTCTTTTGCGGCTTGCTGAACTTGTGGACTTGCACCTTGCTGTGATAGCTGAGCACGTAATGAATCAATCTCAGCTTGATGTTTGCGTGCTTGTCGTGCTAATCGCTCTCTAATTGCTTCATTTTCTGGTTCTTGTACATTACCGTATTCATCAGTTTCATGTACTTTCTTTACTTTTTCTTCGGACTCTTCTTCATGTTCTTGATGTTCTGCATCATCTTCTTGTTCTGGCTCTGGTTCGTCATATTCTGGGGCATCTGATTCGTTTTTTTCTATTTGCTCTGGTTCTTCTGCATGACTATCTTCCGGTGTTGCTGGATGTTGATTTGTTTTACCGCCTAACAATAAATCATCAATACTTGTTGTACTCATAAAGCTATCCCTCTCTTTTTTTAAAAATTACCCTATCTTATGTGTCAAAATCTTAACCATGTTATTGGCGTGCGCTATTGCAGTATCAGCTTCAGTACGTCCAGTCTCAGCCATATAGCGCATTTTTCCTTCTTCAATCTCACCCATTACCGCAATTTCTTCAGCTTGTAACTTCTGATGTTCAATCTCTAAATCTATTTGCATTTGTTGTGCTTTTAGCTGCAACTCTTGCTTCTTAATCTCAAGTTGTTGTTGTTTAAATTGCGCTTCCATCTGTATTTGCTGCTGTTGTAATTGAATCTGTTGTTGTTCAGGTGATGGCCCTTGTTGTTGTGGCATCTTCCCGGTCTTTCCAGCTTCGATAACTTGCGGGTCAACGCGAGTCTTAAGTCTGTTTTTTATCTCAAGATTATTGGATAGAGGCAAGTTATCTGCGTATAGATCTGCTACTAAGTTCCAAGACATTGGATCGGCTTTAAGAACATCTTGTAATGATTCAAGTGCTTGCTCTTTCTGTCCTTCGTAGCTCGGCCCAGGTTTTAATCTTACTTGATAGGTTCCTTTGCGAATATCATTTTCAACTTGCTCCCCGTATTCATCCATTTGTTTGTTAACGGTTATGTTCTTCATACCCTCATCAGGAGTCATTAGAGCAAGCACGCGCTCAGTATCATAAACCCTAGGTATCATTTCATTAACAATTGAACCACCCGTTGCAATTGCGCGGTTGATCGAATTAAAAAATACGTAAGTGGTATAGCTTCCTTGACGTGTTCGCGCATCAATTGCTTTGCCACTGGCCTCATCTCCGTTATTCCCCATTCGAGCGGGATAAAGTCCTGTGGACGTGTACAAATCCTCAATGGCAAGTTGGTATTGTTGAAATAAGGAAACGGATAATTCAGGAGGCTTAATTTGTTCTGGTTTTGCCCCGCTTGGTGATTCGTCATAAGTTATCATACCTTGTGTATTACATGGGTCGCGCCAGTTTCTTTTTGTATCAAGACTTGCGACATTCTTCTTGCTTCCTATCCATTGGTCGTATCGACTGACTTTAAGGATGTAAGCTGATTGAGTTCGTAAATAGTTAATATAACGTTGCGTATCTTTTGCATCGCCAAAAAACGAACGACAGCACTGCTTCCCAGTTTTATCGTAATAGCTATTGTTATCGACAAAAACCAAAGGCAATTGCTCACTGGGAAACTCTGTCTTATCTAATTCGTAATCACCAGCTAGTTTGTAATGAATTATTTTATGCTTTTTGGAAGGGCGCTTATCTTCAATGCGTACCATCTCCCCACCATCCCAAAGAGTCATGCGCTCAGGGTCTTCTTCGCCCATATTCATTTCTGGTTCTTGGCCCGAAACTTGCATACCATTTTGCTGCGGCAATATGTCTTGGTTACCGCTCATTCCAAACCCTTCACTTCCTTCTGGAGGCATAGGTTGCTGTTCTTGTCCCGGCTGCATGCCCATTTCTTGTGGCATTTCTTGCTGTTGCGCACCCATCAATTGTTGTTCTAGATCCATCATCAAGTTTTGTTGATTGATTCGTTTAGAGCTTTCGACAAGTTCGTCCATCTCTTCTTGATTTAATATATTACCATTTGATAGTTTATAAAGCGTATCTTTTTCATATTTGCGTTCGTAATGGTCAATTATTGTTATGCCTTCAGCATCGGACCAACTGAATGGGTCGTCACCTTCGTTAGGCTGCACTGCAAGCGCAACCTCTTCTTCTGTTGCTGCGATTGCCGACTTACCATATCCTATTTTCTCTTCAATCTCTTTGCCGTAGACATCACGGAATTTGCCTCTACTCATACGTGAGACAAAACCACAGTGCGAGCCATCGGTCTTGTTAATGTCTTCAGCGCCAATATCCCAATAGCCGCGTGATGAGTCTTTAAAATGACGATAAATAATATCTAAATCAAATGATTTGGCATGGCTGTAATCAGTATCCACAAGAAAAGCACCGAACCCACCAATGGCAGCTTGTCCCGCTGCCACTTGATATACAGTAGCTGTTTGATTAGAGAACATAATATCTTTTGTGATTAGCTCGCGCGTATGCGCAACTTTCTCATCACAGTTTGTCATGGGAACAACTTGGAGTTGAGGAGTATTTTGTTGTTGCTCGCCCAGAAGACTATTGGACATAGTGGCAAGTTTGTTTGATGAAAGAGGAACTTTTCGAAAAGTCTTTATCATGTCGTCTTCTTCTTCATCAGACCATTGCTGACCTAATACGAAGGTATGCATTTCATGATATTGATCGATATTGTGCTTAAAATTACCGCGCCATTTTTCACACGCAATACGTGCTTTCTTAGCAATTCTCTTATTCAGCTTTGCCATTTACAATCCTTTGTCTTTATTTGTTAAGTAATCCGTACTTACAACTTAAATATTTGAATCTTTATAACTTGCATTGCATCCGCAATTAATATCAGTAACAGCTATTGAACACTTCATACATATAACTATAAGCAATCCATTCTTTTTACCAATACAAAAAGTATCATTCTCGCAATTCCCGCATACCTCCAAAGGTATTTCTTGAGGAATATTAATAATTTTTGCGCTCATATCAACATACCTCTAGTTCTATCAGGCAATTTATTAACTTCAAATCCACCCTCATTAACATATTCTCCGCCATAAAAGGTAAGCATCAATGCATCAGACGTATCCGGCGATAGTAAACCGCGCTTTTTCGCGTCGTCTTTACCTTCAATTTGCAGCCTATCACTACTATCATACTTATAGCCTAATCCGCATAAATCCGTTTGTAGCTCGTCGCTATCAGGTATTTGTACTGGCATGTCTTGTATTAGCCAAGTACGCATCCAATCCCATAATTCAGCTCGTAAATTCTTGTATTTATCAGGCTCTGTTGCACGCCTTGCAACATTCACACCCTCTACTATGTCATAACCTAATTCATGCAGTCTATCGACAACACCGGCACCAATTCCAATTGAGTCAATGCAAACCCGTCTGGGCTGTTCTTTATCAATAATACGCCTAATAATGCCAACAAGCTCCATAGTGTCCACATTGTAATGCGTTTCCAATCCATATGCTTTACGCCCTTTACGCCTTATAATTGCTGTTCTATCATCGCCTTTGCGTGCCGGGTCAATACCTATCACCAAATTAGACTTACTGTCAACTGTTGCTTTGCGTGCTTTTTGCACATGCTCTACACTTATAAACGTATCGGTAATCGAGCTTATAAAGGCTTCATCATCAGTAAAAGGATATTCTTGTCTAAACTTTCTACATTTCTGATCGTAATCGCCTTTGAAATCTTGAAGTTTAATGCGTCTCCAATTAATATGACCAATTTTTAATCCATTTGAGGCGAACTTTTCAAGCCATTCCTTTTCATCATCATGCAATATAATATTATTATCTTCAATGCAGTATTCATCTTGCCAATACCATGGCACAAAAATTGCTTGATATCGGCTCTTTCCATTCTTTGCTTCTTGCCAATCTTGATAAAAATCATTGTCTATACCGTTAGCCGTGGATTCTTTGATAACTTCAGTGTCATCCATCTCAGCAACAGTCTGTAACAATCCCAGGCTAATGCGCGCTGCGTCTTTGTAAAATGCATATTCAGATAAATGTAAATATTGATTAGTCATTGACCTACCTATCTCAGCAGAACCAGCAGTACCAACCCGATATCCTGAGCCAAGCTTATCATACATCAATGTATTGTCATTCTTTTTATCAGGTTGTGCAAATAGTTCTTTATCAAGGTTTTCACTATAACGCTTTGTCATCTCGAAGATGGCGCGTGTGGCATCAGATAGATGAGTAAGGATGAATGCTTTTTTACCTTTGCGAGTTACAATTTTATGAAAGTATCTGGCTTGAACATAGGTGGAAACACCTTGTTGTCTTCCTTTCAAAATTAATGCGCGTATCTTGCCTGTTGCGAGATATTGAGCTTCTAGGCGTTCGTGAATGTATTGTTGGGCACGATTGAATTTGAAGTTTCGTTCTGACCCTGACTTGTCGTGAATAATGAGGAAGTTTTGAGCAAATGAGGGGAGTGACTTTAAGATGCGTATTAGCTTTTCTTCGGACATTCTTTGTGCTCATAATTTTCATGAAAATACTCGGCCCATTTTTGTATCATTTCAAATCCGGGGTACTCGAATGAAAAACAAGAAAGGGCGGTAAAAATACATTCTTCACAAGTAATTAAGTCTTCCTCCGACATTTAGTTCCTTAGGTTGACAGCGAGACGCCCTTGCATCGTCTTATTCTAACACCCGACAGGCCTTAAGTTAGTTTCACCGGTTCGCGGGTATGCTTCGCTCAGCATCGCCACTGTCATTATTCAATAAGTCTATCAATCAATTTATCAACAATAGTGTCACTAACGCTCTTAGCTTCTTTTTATTCGCGATAATCTTCACGGAATCGGTTTTTCATTGTGAACATCCAGGCGGTAGCCGAGAATCGCTCGTAACCACCAGTGATGCCTTGCTTTCCAAT